TCTACCAGTTGAACGTTCTTTTCCTGAAGATCAGGGTAACGTTCTTTGGCAGTCTCGAGCTTGCTGTTCCATTCGGTAGCAAGTTCAACTTGAGCCTTTTGTTCTTCTTCTAGTCGGGCCTGCTCTTCTTGAGCGATTTTACTAGCCTTGATCTCTTCAGCGAACGTATGACGCGCGAGGTCGCGAATGTAGGTTGGATCGTATTCACCCAACGGGTACTTTTCAGTACCGTCCTCGTTTAGTTCATCTGGATCAGGGCCGGTTCTTTCTGCCTTTTCAGCAGGGGCCTCCACAGTCTTGGGAGTCATGTTCGCAAGAATTTCATCGAGCTTGGCCTGCAAGGCTAGGCGTTCACGCCGCTCTTCGTGCTTCTCACGAGTCAACTCATCGATACGTTCCTGGACACGATTCTTTTTGGGTTTAGGCTCCGGGTCAGGGGCAGACTCATCGTCTTCACCTTCGTCTTCAGCCTCATCAGCATCGTCATCACTTGCGAGGGTATCGTCCTCGGTAGTTTCATTAGCATCGGCGTCGTCTTCTACGACCTCTTCCTCAGAGCTGGCCGGCTCCTTGGTATCTTCGACTTTGGTTTCATGGCCGTGAAACATCGAGTCAAAAGCATCAAGATCATCTGTATCAGGTGCGACGGAGTTTGTGTCAATATCAAACATATTTAGGTTTTCGGTCCTTACCGTTTGCCACCGGATTGCGACTTGTTCGTAGAGGAGGTTGGCTTACCTGCTACGGTCGATTCTTTTTGTTCTTTACGAGCTTCTTTTTGATCCTCCATTTGGCGGAGGCTAGTGCTCGTATCAACAATCTTGTGAAGAGCATCCATCTCTAGGGTGTCGTCCTTATGTTGGACATCAGCCAGAGCTTTGAGACGCTGTGTTTCTGCATTGTACATGTCAATCCGAAGCTTCTCAGCCTCGAGCGACTTGTCCTGTTGTAGTTGCTGGAACTCTTGAGCCATGGCCTGCATCTGCTGTTGCATCTCTGCCTGCATCTGCTGTACCGCGGCTGCTGGAACCGTCTGCTCACCCTCTTGCTGTGCAAGGGGATTAGCCATCTTGAGTCGTTCGGAGATCTCGTCGTGTCCGGGCCAATCCTGGGCCTTAACAATAAGATCGCCTGCGATTTCCATAAGTCTAGGATCAACCTGAACTGCTTCCATCATAGCCTGAGCTGCTTCGACACGACGAGTCGTATAACTTGCACCAGTCGTAAGAGCAACATCATAGTTGCCAATGGAAAGATCAGGGGATTCTGGATCGTTAGGATCGTTAATCCGCATGAACTTAATAGCTTCGTCTTCTCCGATAATACGGATGATACGAGTGCCATCGTAGACTTGAGTAATCAGCTGGTTGATAACATCACCGCCTTCGAGAATGGATTGATTACCATTGTCGTAGTAAGTAAGTGATGCAATGTCGCCTTCTCTCTGTCGAGCGTTGATAGCCCTACCAGAAGTCTCGTTAGACCGCATGCCCAACGAAGCATCGTGGATACCAGTGACATCTTTCATGTCCTGAGCATTCACTTGAGCTTCATTCAGCAGGGCCGCCTGAGGAGCAGGAGGATCAAGTCGCTGAATATTCTGCCCGATAACCGCTTCATCATTAACAACGATGAGAGGATCACGACTCATATGAGCCTTACGGAAAGTTTCTTCTCTGCCGGACACCGCTTCTTCAGTAGCAATCCACTGAGCCTTAGGAGCGTAGCCGAGCTGTTCAGCAGCGACACTTCTCCAGAAGTTCTTCAGACGGACAGGATCTTTCATGAACCTGACCAGACCGTACCGGACTCTTCGACCCTGTGAGTTGACTACTCGTCCCGTCATACGAATGATAGGGAGTCGGTTCAACCTGTACTCGAAAGGCCCAGACAGAATCTTGTAGCCCGTAGTAAGATGCATCTGAGCATACCGGCAAGGAGCCAAACGAGTCTTTACAGGACTGCCATGCTTCTCTACGAGAGTATCAATGTTGTCAGCGTCTAGGAAGCGAGTGCTTCCATCTTCGAACAAAGCCAGCAGCCGATCACGTTCAATGATCCGCCAATACTCAGTAACCTTGATGCCGCGGTCTTCTACCCAACCGTACGTGTACATGTCGGATCTGTTAGTATCCTCCAACGTAGAAGGATCAGCATCCGGCCACTTACGAAGGAATTCCTTTTCAGGGACTAGATCGTCTACAAAAACACGTCTAGCATCACGTCCAGTAGGATCGACAGACATGCGATCCCAAACACAACTAAGAGCGTCGTCAATGGGTCGAACATAGATTTCTTGGTCAAACGCTTCATCAGTCGCGTACTCCACTGCAATACGGTAAGCACCGTCACCACACTGTACCATGCTTTCAAACGTAGTATCGTACACACGAGTTGCACGACTCTTCATTTCGATAGCGCGGATTAGATCACCTCTTACGTCAGCGACATCAGTGTCGTTGTTTTCAGATGGTACAACTTTGACAGCCTTCTTGTTCTCGCGCCAATCACCAACCAGCTGAGCAGTAAACTGCGGAACCGAATTAATGACGAGACATGGAAGTCCCTTCCTCTGCTGCAGAACGATTGGGTCCCACTGCTCACCGGCAGCGAACCTCTTATCATCCATAGCAGCTTCACGGTTTTCTCTGTCGTAGTCGATATCAGCCTGATACTCAGCCCGCATATCTTCTAGAAAGCCTTCTTGGGATTCAAACCCTTCAGGTACGTATGACTTCTTAACACCGGGGGCATACTGAGAATAATCGACAGTCATGCCTTGTTTGTGCTTTTCTGCCTTTTTATTTTCCATATTCAAGCCATCCAGCCGTTTCTATTATCATCTAGGTTGTTAGTAATGTATCCGGGATTCCAAGTATCCTCGTCTGCGTATTTAGTATTAGACACTGTATCCCTTGAAGGGCCAGTACCTTTGCGGGCTCTGCCAACGACCTTTTCAAAGATCTCAGTCAAACCCCAGACTAGCGCGTCGACTCTATCGGGCGACCCTGTATTCTCGTTACGAATAAGGTCCGTAGAGAACATGCACATCTGGTCCTCTAGTTCGTTAAACTGACCAACATGGTGTACTCTTCCTTGCTCATAGAGAGCGGAGATCGGTTCTGCTCGTACCACTTTGCCGCGTGAAGCGTGAACGAGCTTGATAGGTAAACTTCGATCCACAGCCTTAAGGACTGATCCGACCATTTCACCACCATTGTTTTTCTCCGCTACGATTTTGTCAGCTTGCCATTTACGGAACATCCGAACAGCTGTCTTGGCCCACTCTTCTGGAGTACCTCTCATCGAAGCATCTTCAAGAACGTAACCTCTTCCGTAGCCGTCTGCGTCTCTTGCAAGACCGACAACTACGATGCCGTTTTCATCCGAACCTTCATGAGAAGACGCTGCGGGATCGACAGCAACGATTACACGTTCGAGGTCATCAGGGACGTCGTAGAGACGAGACTCATCAATGCTGGACCTGTGCCACAAAGCACCAGGGATGTCTCCAAGGATTTCACCTTCGAGCTCCTGCCGGCCCAATCGAGTACCACCGTACCGGTCATAAAGATTCTTAACCGTAGAAGCAGCAAGGTTGGCTGAGTTGTCCAGAGTAGAACCTCTGGTTACAAAGACGTCTCTACCTTCCTTGGCTACGAGCTCTTTAATAAGGGGCTTCGGCTGAGGAGTAGTAGTAACAAGAACCTGAGGGTGTTCACCCAATCGTAGACCAAACAACAGCTGGTCCCACGTAGCCTGCATGTATCGGAACTTAGCAAGTTCGTCTACCCATGCGAAGTGATGCTGTGGACCGCGGAGCTGGTCAGGTTCGGTAGCATTGTAGCACCAAGCCTTGGAGCCGTTAGGCCACGTCAAACATCTATTCGTAGGAGACCAGCAGTCATCTGAGAGGTTAGGGTCGACGGAAAGGAGACCGGAGTCACCCTTGATCATAACGTCTCTGGCGTCTGCAGCAGTCTCAGCGACTAATGCGATACGACAACCAGGATTGTCATTAGCGATCTTTCTGATCCACTCAGAACCCATACGGGTCTTACCGAATCCGCGGCCTGCAAGAACAAGCCATGTAGTCCAGCCACCTTCAGGCGGAAGCTGATTAGGTCTTGCCCAGAAGTCCCAGGACCACTTTAGCTTAGCCTGCGCTTCCTTGCTTAGGGACTTCAGATACTCCTGTCGCTCCTGCTCGCTTAGCGAGGCCAGCCATGCGGCGGGCGAAATCTGCTGCATCTTCGTTTACCTTCTGTTCGTACTTAATCGCCTCACCATCCGGTCCAGAAATCTCCTGGCGTTCTTTGAATAGCGAAAGCGTCTTACCCAGAAGCTCTAAAGCTCGGATACGATCGTTGTCTTTTTCTGTATCCTCAACAAGAGAGAGTAACTTGTGAATGACGTAGTCAGCCGTTAGTTCCAATCGTTCCCTCCTTGATTCGTTTCTTGATTTGATTTCTGCTGCTACGAGAGGATGCTGCATCAACTGCATACCCATCTTGTTTGGATTGTCTGTCTTATAATCAGTCAACCGTACAGCGTTCGTAGGAGAATGGTATCCGATGCCGTTTGGATCGGTCATTGCTTCGATGAACTGCATTTGCAGTCTAGTCAGCTTCGATCCACGGCCCTTCTTAGGGACTTCATCTCCGATTCTTAAGAAGGCCATTTAGTCTCCTTTGTTCTTTTTCCCTGCAGTCTTTGTACGCTTAAACGACCTGTTCTTAGCGTGAGACTGTAGTACATAATTATCCATTCGAGCGTCTAGTGCGTTACCGTTTTTGTGGGCTACGTCCTTGCCGTCACCCTTCTTGGCTTTGCCTGCAGCAATCATTTGACGCCGGGCCTTATTCCTAGATGCTCTTTTCTTTTTCTGAATTGGCTTAGAATTGTACTTAGCCTGTGCTTTTTGTCTTGCCTCGGTGGCCATATAGAACTCCCATACCTTATACACTATTATACCACATTTTGACTCATTTGTCAAGAGAAATCGTACAAAGAGAGTAAATAAAGTGAAAATAACTACTTTTTTATATAAAATGAGTATGAATGTACGATTTTACTTGACAGAAATGCTAAAGTATGGTATAATACTATTATAGTAGTGCAGAGGGTTGATTACTATATAGGTAGCTGCTAGGGGGTAGGCTGAGCGTAGCGAAGCCTGGGGGCAAACCTTCCCTATCCGGTCATCTACCTGCTGGTGCAGAAGTATACCGTAGAAGAAGATTATTTATTGTTGTCTACAATAACCTTCTTGAAGAGGGGGCGACCTTGGGAGCCCCTCTTGTTTGTCAATAACTACCCCGTATAAGCCTCTAGGAAGAGTCCTCAGGGGCTTTTGTTGTATTTAGACTACATAGGTACCTCTGTTACTACAATATGTCTTAGAGAGGCTTACAGG